TTACTTGTTTCTAAAATACCATTTGAATTCATTAAATGAGTAGGGTGGGTTAGCTGATTCCATTTCCTGCTGAAATTCCAGTATTGCAGCTCTCAGCTTTGTTAGTGGTTCCCTGTAAGGAAGTAGGTTATCCATTTTTTTACATATGGTAGTTACACTATCCTCATATAAGCGGGGATTATCTGATGTGTAGTCTATATCAACCTCTACCATTTTTCTGTAAAAATCTTCATATATTTCCGAGAAATAATGTAATGTGTTGGTAGAGCGAATAATTTCGCCAAATAGTGGATTTTTGCTTAATACTTCTTCCATTACCAAGAGCCGTAAGTCCGGTTCGCTTTCCATCATGACACCATATGATCCAGCAAACATGTTCCCTTTGTCTGAATTAAACCACATTGGGTTGACTTTACATGTTGTAAATAGTTTGCTCCGGGCATTCTTACTTATCCCTTTTACCCCACGTTCCATTTCAGAATAGTATGACTGCTTAATGCCCAATTTAGCAGCCATTTCAGCTTGTGACAAATTAAGCTTTTCCCTAACTTCTTTCAATTTCTCAGAACTATTCATAAGAATTCATAAAAATATTTGGAGATTTAACGCTAATGAGATATTTTGCGTTAAGATTGCAATATTGTATCGCAAGATTTCACCAAAGCTAACAAAAAATGATAGACCGGAAAGAGTTAGAAAAAAAGGTGCCATACGGTTATAAATCCGTGATAGCAAAAAGAGCCGGGGTAACTAATAGTTGTGTTAGTGCATATTTCTCAGGCCTTAATAATAATATCAAAGTTGAAGTTGCCACTCTTGAGATTTTGGCAGAATTAAGCCAAGAAAAGAAAAGGCTCATGACATTAATTCTCTGACAAACTGAACCTTCCTATTGCGTAAGTGAATACAGTCTCCCATATATCTGTTAAATGTCTTCTGTCAATCAGTGGTCCTGCCTTGCGTGAGAACACAGTAAAGGCACAGCTATATAGGCACAGAGGCAGGGGGCAGTATTGGCAGACCATTAAAGACAATGGGATTATACATATTGTGTATAGTTCTATTCCTGACGACTTTAAGGAAAAGTACGGTCTGCCTACAGATCAGGACGGGTTTGAGCGGTTGCTGGCATCGGCCCGGAAGGTGGCGGCAGGTGAAGAGCTGGCCGAAAAGGCCGGGAGTGAGGAGGCCGACAGGGTGCAGGGCGGCATGGCGCTGGCCGTGCAAACCGGGCAGGTGCTGTATGTGCGGGAGATAAAGCGGCGGTGGCCTGAGCTAAAGGCCGAAAAGCTGCGGGAGTATGCCAGACGGGCGGCTGCGCTGGCATGGATAAAGGACAACTACCAGAAAGGCAGGCGCAATGAGCTGGCAGTATATCATGCCTGCTACAGCAGGCTGCAACCGGCCCACATAAACCCGGAAAAGCCCAGCAGCTACAACAGCTTTGCCAACCTGCTGGGGCGGCTGATGAGGCCGGACAGTGATGTGGCGGCGCTGGCGGTAAACAAAAAATCTATAATAAAAGTGCAGCCCCGCACGCCTGACTATATGCGGGCCATACTACAGAGCCTGTATGCCAGCGGGGTGTGCAAAGGACCTGCGGCGGCATACAGGCGGCTGAAAGCGGAATGTGACCTGCTGGGGCTACCCTGCCAGAGCCACACCAATGTAAAGCGGCTGTGGGCGGGCATGGCCCAAAATATAAGCCTGGCGGGTGAGCGGTACGGGGCCGAGTATGTGCGCACCCGTATGCCCTATGCCTCATTTGTACCGGCTGAGTACCGCAATGAGCAGTGGCAGGCAGATGGCAAGACCATACCCTTTATGGTGCGGGCGGCTGATGGCAGCGGGGAGCGCTGGACGGTGTTTATAGTAATGGACAACCACAGCCGCCGCATAGTGGGCTATGAGCTGGGGCGCACTGAAAATACAGAGGTGATACTGGCGGGGCTGGAAAAGGCCGTAACCAATACCGGATGCTGGCCGGGTGAGCTGGTGCTGGATAAGCACAGCTATACCCGCACGGAGAGCCACGGCCACCTGCGGCGGGAGGTGGAAAGGCTGGGGGGCAATGTATATGAGAGCATAAACCCGCAGATGAAAGCCTATGTGGAGCGGTATAACCAGTGGCTGGACGAGGCATGGCGGGAGTACCCCCACTATCTGGGGCAGGGGCCAAAGGCAAAGAGCCGGGATGCCAACCCCAAACCCGAACTGATGAACGAAGCCTATAAACCGGCCAACTACAAGACCCCTGACGAAATAAGGGCGCTGACGGTAGCAGCCATAGAGCAGTATAACAAAACGCCTATGAATGCGCTGAACGGCAAAACGCCTGATGAAGTATATGCAGCCAGTGAGAGCGCGAGGGCATTTGAGGTGAGTGATGATGTGCGGCAGCGCCTGTTCCGCAAAGCGATGGTGTACAAGGTGCAGCGGGGCCATGTGGTGATAAAGACGGGCAACAGGAAACATGAGTTTCTGCTGGACAGCAGTGTGTATGACCGCTATAACGGCAGGTATGTAGAGGTGCGCTATGAGGACCTGACACAGGCCATATATGTGAGCGACCCGGACACCGGCGAATTTATATGCGAGGTGAGGCCGAAACAGCGGATAAGCAGTGTATATAGCCGCCAGACCCCTGAAGAAAAGGCCGTGCTGCACCGGATAACAGGGCGAAAGAAAGGGGCTGAAAACAAGGCCAGCCGCAGGCAGAGCGATATAATAGAGCAGACACAACTGCAAAACCCTGATGTGACAGACCTGCTGCCTGCACTGGCGGTACGCAAGGATATAAGGGCTGAAATACTGGCAAACCCTGACCTGAGGCGGGCTGTGGCTGTGGAGGGTGTAAACGTGGATATGATACCGGAGCGGGCCGAAACAAAGCCAAAGGTAACAGAGCGGACAGACCGCCACCCCTTTGCACAGGCACCGGCGGCACCCCGGAAACTAACCTTTGACGACCTGCTGGAAATGGGCGGCGGGGAGTAAAAGAAACAGCCGGAGTATAGGACCCCCCGGCTGCTAATGAAGCAATTTATTAATGTAACTAATAAATAACTGGTATGACAAATTTACAAAAAGAACTGGTAACAAAAACAATACCCCGCTACTGCAAGGCCAAAGGCATAACCATTATGGAGCTGGCTGTGAAAGCGGGAGTGGGCTATGCCGATGTGCTGCGCCGGATGGCTAACGGTGACGGCGACCACCTGCACGGCAGGCTGTGGCGCAAGGTGTGGAACATAATAAACCCCGATATACTGGACGGGCTGCACCAGACGGCAGACTTCAGGAAAGTGATGGAGCTGTGCGATAATGCCCGCACACACAGGCGCATGAGCGGCCTGACGGGGGATACCGGCATGGGTAAAAGTACGGCCCTGAAAGCCTACGCCCTGCGGCCCGGTGTGTGGTACTACTACATAGATGGGACGGTAAGCCCCAAAGCCTTTCTGACAGAGCTGCTGCGGGAAATGGGCGTAGCCTTTGAGGGTGGTACCCATGACCTGCTGAACCGTGTGGCTGAGGAGCTGAACACACAGGAAAACCCGCTGCTGATAATGGACGAATGCGGCAAGCTGACCAATAAAATGATACTGTGCCTGCACAGCCTGCGGGACAAGACGATAAATAACTGCGGCATGGTGCTGGCGGGTATGCCCTCATTCAGAAACGGGCTGATAAGGCATGTAGGCAAGGGGACGGCTGGATACAGCGAGTTTTTTCGCCGGATAAACCTGTGGGACGAGCTGACGGGGCTGACCAGCGAGGAGCTGCACTACATACTGGATACAGAGGGCATAACGGACAAAGAAGAGCGGCGGGAATACCGTACATGCTACCGATTTGGCGACCTGATGAACAAAATAACCCTTCACAAAACCAAAACTGAGAACTGATGACAGCCCGTAACATGATACAGAAGAAACAGCAGACTAAAAAGCTGATAGTACAGGACGGGCTGAGCCAGAAGGATGCAGCAGCCGCAGTAGGCGTGACCGAAAAGACGATAGGAAGCTGGGTAAAGCAATATGGCTGGGTGGCCGCTGCTGAGATGGCGCTGGCCGATAAACGGCCTGCCAACAGCCTGCACGATTTTATGGTATATGTGCGCTACAGCCACCCGCGCCGGTACAATGGTGTGAAAGAACTGTTTGAAAGCTATATGAATACCCTGTAAATGGGAGTGGCGCAGCATGGAGGGGAGGCACACCATACACGCAGAGGAGGCCCGGAAACTGGCGGCGCTGACCTATATGCTACTGAAACTGAAACTGAGCATAAAGGAGGCGGCGGCACAGATGGGGGTGAGTGAGCGCACTGTGAGCCGGATGGTGCGGCGGTATGGCCTGGGCGAAAAGATAGCACTGGCAAGGGCTGAGCGGCTGAGGGACCCTGTGCGGTATGATGAGAGCCTGACGGCCTTTGTGGTGTGGGTGCGGATACATGACCGGGAAACCTACCGGCTGATAGAGGATACATACAATCAATATTTGAATACACTTTAAAAATTGCAAACATGAGTAACGAAAACACTACACCAAACCAGAGACTGAAAAAGGTGCGGTTTCACCTGAGGTACAATCAAAAGCAGATAGCCTCAGAAATTGGCGTAAAGCCGTCTTTCTGGTGTGACGTAGAGAATTGCAGACGGCCAGTGTCGCAAAAATTTGTCATTGGGTTATGTACCCGCTTTAACATATCTGCCGACTGGCTACTTACCGGAAATGGCAATATGCTGCAAACGGGGCAAAATGGGGCTGTAATGCCTGCGGAGGTAGTGGAGGCAGGGAACGGGGCAGAAACGACCAGAATAGAGGTAATAGTGGGCAAAACGGGCATTTCTGTGCAGCGGTATGGTATGACGGATGCAGAGGCGGTGGCCTACCTGCAACTGGCGCAGGGATTTATGCAGCAGCGTGGCCAGTAAATGATGAGGCCACAGAGACGGGCCGTAGATGCATGACGACATCCCCCGTGTACTGCGGCCTGAAGTACCCACGGCACGGGAGTGCAGCAGGGATACACAGCAAAAGTACTAAAAAACGAATATAAAACAATAAACATGTAAAAACAGACGCGCAATGTCACAGATCACTACCCCACAGATAAAAAAGCTGCACTACCTGTACCGTGAGCTGGGTATAGACAGCAAAGAGCTGCTGACGGACTACACAGAGGGCCGCACAGCCAGCACAAAGGACCTGACCAAAGAAGAGGCCACACACCTGATACACAGCCTGAGCGATAGCGACAGGCAGGCAGATGCCCTGCGAAAGGTGATATATACAGCGGCCTATGCTGCCGGGATACTATACGGCGACACTGAGGCCGATAACCAGATGAACCGGGCCAAACTGGATATGTTCCTGAAAGACCGGGGGACGGTGAAAAAGGGCATCAATGCACAAAGCCTGCCTGAGCTGCGGCAGACCCTGAAACAGATGAAGGCCATAACCCGCAATATGCAGCAGACAAAGGACAAAAAGGATGCGCGGGATGCTACTGCCAAGCTGCTGAAAGAACTGCATATAACCGTAATGTAAACACTAAAAAAAGCAATATATACTCATGAAAAAAGAAACTGTAGCACTGGCCGGCCTGATGGGTGAAAAGGTGGCAAGGGTGGTAAGCAATGGCTATATACACGACCTGCTGCCTGCGCTGGAAGATATGTTTTCCTGTGTGTTTGTACATTGTGGACCGGGGGCCTGCCCGGATGGCGGTGTGGAGCCTGATTACAACTGGTTTATGAAGGGTGAGCGGGCATACATGCTGCATACCTATACCGCCCTGCGGGAGATACTGCGGATACTGGCCGGGGCAAAGGGTGGCACTATAAGCGCGGAGGCTGCGGCACAGCTGGAGGCACAACTGGAGGCACAGCAACAGGATAGCCCCCTATGGCGTGAAAATATGACCTGTGCGCTGGAGGATATGATGGCGGCGGCGGTGATAGAACGGCCAATACAGACGGCCCAGCAGCCGGGGGAAAGGGAGCGGGAGCTATTCTTTTACTACCGCCAGATACTGGAGGTAGTGCGGGGCCTGGGCTACGGCAGCAGGCATACCCTAGCGACCAGAGAGGCGGCATAAACAGCAAAAGCCCTGCGGAGTGCCGGGCGGACCTTAGAGGACCCCTCAGCTCCGCAGGGTTTTTGCCGTTTTAAAGCAGTATGAAAGTAGTATAAAATGCTTTTAAAACAGGATAGCCCGAAATAATCTGATACGCTGAAATGCCCGTAAAACGGGCATTTTTCAATTAATATCGGACACTTTTTGGACAGCCTATTGTTAGTGGTACTGAAAATAAAGTGCTTTGTACTGTAAATAATATGCAGATATACGCACTTTGTTTTGGTTTGATTTACGGAGGTAGCGGGTATAGGTGTATTATGGAGGCGGGACGGCGTACAATGAGACAGAAGTCTTTTGTTGTAATTTTCATCTTCTGGATTGAGTGTGCGGTGTGTTGTGAAATCAGGCGGGGTCATTGTCGGCGTGGACAATGGCACCCGCCTGATTTAATTTGTAAACCATGAGAGGCGGCAGAAAAATAATCAAGTTAGGTGAATCATTGGAGGATGCTACGGAGGTTCAGCAGCCGGATGCAAAGCCCAAACTAGTAATACAGAAGTATGAGACCATAATGTATAGGTATTACTACTATATACGGTTTCATAAGATGCCTTTTGATAAGGCGCTGATACAACTGGAGCAGGAGTTTTACATAAGCTCTGGCCGCATTGCTGATGTGCTGGTAGGGTATGCCGGTGCCATGAAAAAAATAACAAAAGCGGCACCTACACTCCAGCAGCTTAATGAAAAATACCCGCACTACTCATGGCAAAAACCAAAAAAATAAAAACCAAATAAAAAAATACAGTTATGTCTTTAACACTGGTATGGCAGGATAACAACGTAGCCACAACTATGACAGCCCTTTGGGGGCAATTTAAAACACAGGTACAGGGTGTGCTGGACCTGTACACAGCTACCGGCCTGCCTGCGCTGGTAAATGCTGAGTTTTCCTCACTGTTTAACGATACGGAAAACCTGATTTTCGACAAAATGACAGGTGTGGAAAATGGCCTGCTGACATTCGGGGAAGGTGAGAGCTCAGTATCGCTCCCGGTGAACCGCAGCGAGGCTATGAAGCTGCTGCAAAAGCCAGTGGGGTATGATGCGCTGATAGCTGGTATAGATGCCCTGAAAGAAAGGCTGAAAAGCGGAGGGTACAAGTATTCTGTAAATCAAAGAGTGCAATTAAGCATAAATAATATCTCAGCCGGTTTTATTATTGATGAAGGTGGAGAATTGCAATATTCGACATATGTGGCAGGCCTGATTGCAAACTACGGAAAGACGTTCATAAAAACGGCAAAAGCTAAGGCTGTACACCAGTTTATAAAGGATGTAGTACAGGCGTATTATGATAACGGCATTGATGTTATAAGGGGGTCTGGTATTCCGGGTGGTAACGGTAGTATGCCTGAGTTGCAAGGCGTGATAATGTCAATACTTTATAGGCTTGCGCCCGGATTTGAAACGGGGTATATGCCTACTGAAAATCTCAAGAAATTTGATGATTTTAGGTTGAATAGTGGCGACCCTGAAAGCGAGGACTAAGAGTAATAGTAACCAGTAACGTACAAAAGGACAATGGCACAGAAACGGATAAATAAGGAGTTTGTATTGAGTGACAGCAGCGTAAACTGTTACGGGTTCAGGTTGCTGACAAATGGCTATCAGATAGACGAATACAGGCGCAACCCTGTAGGCTACTATATGCACCAGCGGGAGAGCGGTGTGATGGTGCGCTGGGAGGACCTGAGCATAAAGGGGGACAGGGTGACAGGATGCCCTGTAATAAACCTGAGCAATGAGCGTGGCCAGCAGACGGCTGATGAAATAGAGAGCGGCTTTTTACTCGCTGCCAGCATGGGCGATATAGTAGTGCTGGAGTACTCTGATGCCCCGGAAATGAAAAAGCCGGGACAGACAGGCCCAACTATCACAAAGTGGTATAACAAGGAGTGTAGCGTGGTAGATGTGCCGGGTAATGCCAATGCGCTGGCACTGATGCATAACAAAAACAATATGCCCATAACGCTGGCAAACCTGAGCAAATATGTGCCACTGGCGGGTGGTTCGCATGCTGGTGGCCGGATACCTGCTGAATTGTACCAGGACAAAGCAGCATTGTTTGAGCGTGGTGGAGCTACGGGCATAAAGCTGAGTAATCCTACTCTGTTTGCGGCGCTGATGGACTGGCATTATCATGATGGCCGTATGGTAAATGGTGCAAAATCCCATGTGGATAATGCCAGCTATCTGAGCTATATGGATGCACTATGGGCCAATAAAAAGAGCCAATTGCTACAGATGCCGACAATGGAGCTGTATCACAGTGGCAGGTTTTATGAGCTTAAGGCTATAGACCCTGCATTGTATGAGGTGAGGCGTAAAGAGCTAGCTGGGCTATTAGCACAAAAAAAACAGCGCGGATATTAGGAGCAATGTATTTATACAACGTAAAAACGGACGTATGAGCGACACGAAAATAACAATACAATCAGTGCTACAGACCCCTGAAATAAAGCGGGAGATAGAGTTGCAAACAAAGGTATGGCGTGATGCCTTTAATAAAATGTCTAAAAAGGAACTAAGCGAAGCAATAGCGGGACATTTGGCGACGCTGTGCGTGTATACTGCCGCTCTGGAGACGCGCATGGACCAGCTCGCTGCTGTGATGCAGGCGGTAACAGAGCAGTATGAGGCGGTGCCGGAAACGCTACACCAGCCGTAAAGAAATGCGGTCAGTAACCGCTGTGCATGACTAAACCCCAAGAGACAGATGAGCGAACACATAGAGTTTGTATTGCAAATGAAAGATATGATGAGTAGCGTATTCCCCAAAGTGGGGGCCGCTGCTCAATCTTCTTTTACAAAAATTAATAGCAGTGTAGCCCAGACACAGCAGGCACTTAACACCCTCAGCAAGCCGGTAAAAATAAACGTGGATAACAGCGGGCTGGAACATACCAAAAGCCTGCTAGGCAGTATAGTGGGCGGCAATCTGATAGCGGTTGCATTATCGAGAGGTTTAGCAGGCGCAAAAGAGCTGGTAGCGGACAGCCTGCAAGCGTCTTTTGAGAACGGTATGCGCCTGAAGAGTTTTGAGGTGTTAACTGGCAGTGCCAGCACCGGGCGCAACCTTGCCAATCAGCTACGGGAACTGAAGCAAAACACCATCATGGGTGCCAGTGTGTACCAGAACGCACAGACGATGCTCAGCTTTGGTATAGGTCAGAATGATGTGCTGCGAAAATTGCGAGAGGTAGGCGATGTGGGAATGGGTGAACAGGAGCGGATGGCATCACTGACACTGGCCCGAAGTCAGATAACGGCAGCGGGCAAACTGGCCGGGCAGGACCTTCTACAGTTAATCAATGCCGGGTTTAATCCCCTTCAGGTAATGGCGGCAAACTGGCAGGATTTCGGCTTTAAAGCCAAAGTGACCATAGGGCAGCTTAAGGACATGATGGAAAAGGGCAAGATATCTTCCGGCATGGTAGATAAAGCCTTTGAAGTAGCCACCAGTAAGGGCGGTCAGTTTTACGGCATGATGGACCAGATGGCAGAGACGGCGGGGGGTAAGCTGCAAAAGCTGAAGGGAAACTTTGCCGCACTACAGATAGACCTGGGCAATGCGCTGATGCCGCTGGCTGAGGGATTCATGGAAATGGCAAGCGACATGACCCACTGGCTGAACATAAGCAAGACTGTGCCGGAAACGCTGATGGCAGAAAAAATGGAAATGCAAAGCCTGATAGGCAGCATTACCTCCCTTAATGAGGGCAATGAGGTGCGTAGCCGGATGCTGGACATGCTGCGCGGCAAGTTTCCTGACCTGTTTGGCAACATAGACAAAGAGGTGATAAAAAACACCGAGCTGCTGGATATGTTGAACAAGGTAAACGGAGCCTATGAGCAGCGTATAGCAGTAGCCAGCCATGCTATGGCAGCCTCAATAGCAAACAAGGAACTGAATGAAAATATACGCCTTGCTACGGCACTACGGAATGAGGCTGAGCATATAAGGCAAACTGGGAAACGTGGTGATCTGGGGCTGGCGGATATATTCCGCAGTGGTGTGCATAGTGATATAGACCTGTTTAACCCTACTAAAAATGTACAGGTGTATCTGGAGGCGGCAAAGAAACTGGATAGCGTGCGGCCCGGACTTGTGGACCAACAGGACAGAGCCGAAAAGATGAAACGAACCGATGACCTGATGTTGCTGTTTGATCGCGCCCAACAATTAACACAGCCGTATACCTCTCCGGATATGCTGAAAGACATGTGGGGCAATGGTGTAAAAAAGAACCTTGCAGCACTTACCACTGAGCTGAACAAGTTTAAGCAGCTAAAGGGTGCGGACGGTTACACACAGTCAATGTTTCTGGGCTTTGACTGGACCGCGATAGAGCAGCTACTGAAGGGCAAGGCTGGAAGTGGCAATAGCAATGTGGCTAGTGCTGTGGATGAAGCTACGCGGAAAGTGACCAGCGGAGGACAGAAGCAGATAAACATCAACTTCCGAAACATGGTAGAGAATATGTACAACAATGTGCGAAACGGTCAGGAACTGGCTACAGACATAGAAAATAAATTAACTGATGCTTTAACGCGGACACTTGCAAGTGCCGCCGGAAATTTTTAACATATGGCAACACAAAAAGAAAAAATAATAATTGATTCGATACAGCGCATTGCTGCAAAAGCCCCTCAGCGCCCTCAGATCGTGAGCGGTGTGGTGAGGGTAGTAGATGAGAGCCTGATGGGCTGTACTGTAGAGATCACAGAGGATGATGGCGGGGGAAGTAGTGAGGTAATGCTCAATGCCCGCCTTCAAAACGATAATGGCCTGCTACAGGTGCCTGCTGTAGGCAGCATAGTGTGGCTGGCTGAAATAGATGGCCGGGACAAACTGGGTGTGATAAAGTGCAGCAATCTTGATAAGGTGATAGCGAGGGTGGGCGAAAACAGAACGGAGTTTCAGATGGTAAACGGCACTGTGACGGTAAAGCCGGAGGGTGGTGATGATGTGGTGCTGAAGTTTACACAGAATGAGCTTTCATTAGCATTAGGCGGCACACAGGTAGAGGTATCTGTAAAGAGCGGCCAGATAACGCTGAATGGTGGGGAAAACGGGGGTATGGTGAAGGTGGGGGAGCTTACACAAAAGCTCAACCGTCTGGAGACTGCTTTTAATGCTCATGTAGCAGTATTTAATAGCCACATTCACCTGGTAGCAGGGGCTGTACAGGCTTCACCCCCTGCGCCTGTTATTACTGCAACTGTTTCAGTCCCCGACACAAACACCATAACCCCGGTAACAAGTGTCAATGACTTGAAAAATGACAATGTGAAGCACTGA